GCTTGGCAGTGGTCTCGTCCTTTCTCTTTCGAGAGGAAAGTTCACCGGGGCTTGCGCCCCAAGTTCCCCACCCCCAACCGACCGCAAAGTGGCGGTTTAGGTTGTGCTTTAACAGACCTATTGACGTTTTCCCCGGGATGGGGCATCTACTATGGCCTTAGCACGGTACGTGCTTATACCATCAGTGATGTACGTGATAGGCTGCCAGCAACCTCGACCAGTCACCACGTCAGGAGTACGCCTACCCGCAAACAAATACATGTGTATCTTGCCTACGTGTCTACGACTCTGCAAGTGGTTCCTCATCTCACTAGCAACTTCGGCCTTCCATTTGAAACCAGTTACCTTGAAGAAGGTTTCCGGGTCCTGATGTATGTGCCTAAGTCCGCGGTGAAGATGCGGCTCGTGCACCGCCTTACGACCTCTCCTAAGAACCCACTTGGGGTCCCAAAAGAAGGCGCTCAACGACACGTCTTTGTCGAAGCCTCGTTCATCCACGTCGACCTCCAGGTTGAAGTCGATGTGACCGGCGGGCCCACGCTGGGCTAAGGGCACGGATCGGATGAGGTTATCGTGCAACCCAAGGAATTGCCTCGACGTCTCCCTAAGGAGGCACGCCTTATTGGCAATCACGACGCAATCATGGATAGTCTCTGGATACCGGAAGTCGAAACTCCGGAGGTACCCATACCCATCTAGATAGTTTGCGCCGCACGATTCTCGGAATGGACTCTCAATGAACGACTTTTGATCATTCACCACAAAGCCCACAGCCAGGAGGTCTGTGATGACACCCCTAGCGTGTTCGTTACGACAGATTATGTCGTCACCGAACACCGAGAACTCTGGGTCACGCTGCAACCCCAAGGCGAGTAGTATCATGGTCATCAGCTCAAAGGTGAACCCGTTCCCCATGGAGGAGACCTTCTTCAGGACGTGGAAGTCATTCCCGTCTGATTTGGGTCCCATCAGGTAAGTCGCCCTCGTCGCTTTTAACAACTTGACGAACTGCTTATGGAACAGGAACTCGCAGAGAGCCAATTGGACGCTATCACTAGCGTTCTTGAGATCTATGGTGGCGATTACTCGCTCCGAGACCAGCTGCCGGTGCAAATCGGCGAGATGATCCAGATCATATCCGAGGGATTTCAAAACTTCCCGGATACCATTACCTACTCGACGCTGAACGAGAATGTTGCAGAATGGCTGTAGCTCTATCGGCCTATCGACTTCGTTGTTCTTCGGTACTGTGCTAAAGCGCGAAGCTTCGCAGATTACCGTCACAACGGATAGCTGACGCTTGAAGCATAAGAACTGCCCGTTAGGCAGGTGCCCAAAGCGTTTCCACGACTCAATGTGGAAGGCTCTTATTGCGTTACCATCATGCAACATTGCTTTACTAAAGCGCGCGCGGGTAGCCCTTTTGATCGCCATTACCTCAAAGGCTGTTTCTGCCCAGAGGTCCCAACAATCGGAGGTACAGTCCCACGTTGCCAACTGCAGTTTCGACTCCAAGGAGTTTCGACCGCGAGTCGGCGTAGCCGCTGAGCCTGGACTAAAATCCAACGGGCCCAGCTTAAAGTCACCCAACCATTGGAGGAGGAGTAACCGCGCTTTATACCAGTTTCCTGGCAATAACCTCGGTAAGGACAAGGACTCATCGAAGGCGACGTACGTTTCCCAGCACTGCTGGGCCCGTTCTTTCGCCCTCTCCGGGTCAGGAACTTCCATCTTCTTTTGGAATCGCTTGATTGCGAATTCCTCAGCTGCATCGGAGGGTTCTTCCCACTTCCAGCCAGCAAGGATGTTCTGAAAGGCACGGATGGTGCTTGTGTCGTTCATGGACTGTGGCCTCAGACAGGGATAGCAGGAGCGGTCGTCGGCGGGAAACCGACGAAGACATGCTCAGCATGCCACTGCAAGAGACCAGCAGCCACGAGACCGAGGAGGTCCTCGAGGCGTGTGACGGATTCAGGGCAACCCGAAACTCGGACCCTGACACTGAGGGCATCGACGACATCGCTGCCGCCAATAGTAACAGTGTTATCGTCATTGACGATGATCTCCGTCACGTGGTTCGTGGTGGGCACACCCGAAAGGCTCTTCGCCCGAGAAGTGTGCTTGAAACGAACATTGAGATCCGGCTCAACCGGATCAGCGTAAACCACACCGGTGGGTTCGGTCTTAAGGACCTGAAGGGACATGTTAGTCTCCTAAGCCAGCCATTACAGCCGACTCAAACGTTTGTGAACGGGTTTATGGGTGAGCGCGACAGCGTCAAGGATCCTTTTCCAATCAAGGTAGGGATCAAACACTATCTTGCCCGTAGGTCTAGTCCACACCGTCCGTGTGTACGTCTGTGACTCTTGCGAGTACACAGTACGAGATGGGTATGCCATCGATCGGTCTATCCTGTGAAGGAAGCCCGAGTTGGGGCATAAGGTCCCAGGGTACTGTCTTTCGTAGACAAGTTCCTTGGTGCCCACCTGACGAGCGATGACGGACTCTCGCTGCTTTACAGAGGTACAGTACCCAGAGCTAAAGGCCTGGTTATCAAAGTGTGTTGCAGCGAAGATGCTGTTTGACACGTTGAAAAGCCAGCCTAACACGAACGATAGGGGCAGAAGCTCCCACGCCGTGATTAGTAGGTTGGTGCTGACCTGGTCCACGAAGCGATTGAGTGAGCCGGTTTTGTACAAGATCCGCCCCGTTGACACCACGTCGGTGTCGAGTACGTATTCGATTTTCAAGGGAACAGAGTTCCCATCATCGTTTACTTCCTCGAATGCAAAGCTAGCATTCTCGGGTTTGGATCCTTTCCGTACTAACCGGTCCGCAAACCGCAACACCTTCTGCACATCCCTTACGGAGTATACAATCGGCATTACAGCATAACGGTATTCCATCCAACGGTCAAGCAGCTTTCCGGTGTAGTATGACCCCATCTTAAGGGCCTCTCTACGACTCCGTGGCAGCTTTACCCGTCGCCCCGACGGTCCCCGCGACTCTTTCAAGTCGGGGAACTTATCGGTGGCCGAGACCATCTGTTGAACTAACGAGGAGAGCCACCCATAGGTTTCGGGCAACTCACCAAGCTCGGTCGCGAGATCGAAACCTTCGTTAAGGTCCCGATAAAGGTCTTGCTGGTTGATGACGATGAGGTCGCGTAGTTCCTCCTTATGGTTGGCAATCTGCTGTTTCATCTCAAGCCCCATCTGGGGGCGGTCGATGTGTCCAACATTATACCAGAGGGCAACGCACTCCTTAAGACCCGCATGTCCGCAACAGGATGTGTACTGTTTCCACGGCCATTTCGAAACACAGGCCATTTCAGGAGAGTAGTAGGGCGATCTAGTAACATGGCTGCGCATTGCAGTCATTTCTGTCATTTTGACCTTCCCACTCCGTAACACTTTAGCCCAGCTTCCGCTGGTATCGGCGTGACGGAATTGCGCTTCCTCAGACTGAGGATACTCCACGGTCGAACCTTGAGGCATCTCAGCCTCGTACGGCCCAAAGACTCCAGTTTGCGGGGCACAGGGTTCACCTATAGCATAGGTACCCTGGATGACCGGACTGTATTCGATGGGTATAACGGTACTATACGTTCCGTAGGTAAGACTCATCATCTACTCACTCATGGTTTGGCATACACGTATGCTGGCAAAGGTCGCAAAGCAACGTTCCACTCAGCTTATCATCTGGTTCCGTCAAGGAACCGTTTAGGTGATAGAGCGTGAAGAGGGCCGCGCTCGCTACTAAGACCAGCGTTCTGTACATGCTTCACCTTGTGTGGACCCCCGCTCTGCGGCAGGTCTGTTTGAAAATCGTCACAACTTAGCCGACGGCTTGCGCCGTTGGTGTAGGTACGCGACGAGGGAGGGAGGACCCCAAGGGGCCGCCTACCAGGATACCTCGAAAAGCTCCCTTGATGAGCTATGCTCGATC